AAGAATAATAGAAGAAGAAACCAAGAGGGTAAGTTCAAGAAGGACTTATGGTGGACTCCTTGGAACGAAGCATGGAGTTACAAAATGAGTGATGACCTCAAAGATATGCTTGAACGAACTGCCTGGACCTTCATTGAAGCGTTCATAGGTGCATTAACAGTAGCACCTTTAGTTGGCGTAGAAGCTGAAACTATTCAGTTAGCTGCGTTAGCAGGTGGTGGTGCTGCACTAGCAGTTGTCAAGACATACGCTAAAAAACAAATATCTAAATAAACAATTTGTCCTCCAAGCCCTGTATAATGATATTGACAGGGCAAAGGAGGTATCATGCCTAATATACCTGAAGATTGGGGTAATAACTTTTATAAGTCAGGGTGGCAACCAGGGCTAGAAGTTAATGAACAAACTGGGTTAGGAGAAATAACTCATGTTGGTACAGACCCAGACTACAGAAACAAATTTGATTCTATTCTGCAAGAATGGGGTTTTAATCCAGAACATTACGAAATTGAAGGGTCAGTTCGTGCATCCAGTTGGAATGTCCAACTGAAAGGTGGCAAGACTGAAACCTTTTATGCGTTTAAAGGAATAGTAAAGAAGAAGCGACCTGGACACGATAAGTATTTCCAGGAATTATTTAAACAAGCAAAGAGAAAACCACCTATCACTAAAAAATTCAATGCAGGTAACACTGCGTTCATGTGGTTTATGTCTGACTGGCAGCTTGGTAAGCGTGACTATGGAGTAGAGAATACTATCAAAAGATATGATAGGGCTTTGCAAGATGGTGTAAATAGAATAAAAGATTTACGCAAGTTAGGTGTAGAGATAGATGAAATATACATGGTGGGATTAGGTGACCTTACAGAAAACTGTACTCCACACTTCTACGAATCACAACCACACAATGTAGAGTTGTCACTTATAGAACAATACGCATTAGCTAGGTCAATGATTATGAAAACTATTGACACATTCTTACCACACGCACCTAAATTAATATTGGCAGGTGTGCCAGGTAATCATGGTGAGATGACTAGGACCAGTAAAGGTCAAGTTGCTACAAATAGATTGGATAACTCTGATACTATGCACTTACAGATATGTAATGAGATTATGTCTGCTAACAAGGAACGATATAAACATGTTGAGGTAAACATTCCAGAGGGATTTCATCAGACATTAATTATAAAAGGTAAAAAGGTTAGCTTTACGCATGGTCACATGACTGGTGGTGGAGGTAACGCTGAAGCTAAGATAGAAAAATGGTGGAAGGGTCAGATGTATGGTTTCTTGCCACCAGGAGATGCAGAGATATTAGTTACTGCACATTATCATCATCTTCGTATGAAGCAACAAGGTGATAGGACTTGGTTTCAAGCACCTAGCATAGATAAAAGTATAGACTTTACAGAACGAACTGGGCTATGGAGTCATCCTGGAGTTCTGACCTTTACAATTAGCGATAAAGGATGGGATAACTACCAACCACTATAAAAAAAACCCCCACCAAATTGGCAGGGGTTTTAGTTATGTTAGATTAGATTATTCTTTGTATTTAATATCAAACTCTTTGTCTAACTCTTTAATAAGTTCAGACATTTGCCCTAACTGATTAAAGTGCTTGTCATAACTTATACCAAATACTCGTGATGTAATTGCTACTATATGACTTGCAATATGGTCTTGCATTATTCCTCCTTAGTTTGTTTACTGAAATCAGTATAGCACAAGTCGTTTTGTTTGTCAAATCGGCTTTACAACCTAAGTTTTAAAATGGAAGTTCTTTGTATGGTTTTTTATTACCTTTAAAATCTAATTCTGGATAATACTTAGTTTCAAACCTAGGGTCTTTCCACATGTCAAATAGTTTTTCTGCACTAAACCATTTAGGTTCTGCGTTCATGTTTGCAAAATACATTATGCCAATACGCACTTGCTTGTACTTGCTTCCCTTCCAGTTCATCTCTTGTATCTTGTAATAGTCTGATGCTTTTACTTTATTTGTGCCTTTTACTTCTGCGAAATAAATCATCTCATCTCTTACAACTATGTAATCTGGCAACAGCAGTATTTCTGTAGCATACCAAAACAAATCTAACTTATTAACTTTAGGGTCAGTGCCTATGCGTAGGTAATCTTTGTACTCTACTGAACCTGTATCTTTAAGATATTTAAGCATAGCTTTGTCTGCCATGTCATCACCAGAGTTTCTTGATGCGTATGAGTCTGTATATTTGCTACTCACTTGCCTAACCTACAGTAAATACAAGATGTTATGTATCTAATCTCATGCTTCTCGCATACATTACTTGCCATTAAATTTCTCCATAAGCATATCTCTTATGCTTCCTACTGTTCTTTCTCTTTGTTCTTCCATAGTATTTAGTAATACTTTTAATGTAGATAATGTAACTAACTCATTATATTTTTTCTTAGTATGTACAAAAGTTACATCAACTTGGTACATGTCTAACCAGGTAAGATAAATTTCACCTTCTAAATTAGGTAATACTATATTCATACCACCTCGTTGTTTATCGATAGGTTCTATAATCCAATCACTTGGGTCTATATTTTCCCATAGTAACAACATCAATAAACCTTCAAAACCATAGTTAGAAGGGGATTTCTGTTTGTTCTCCTCCTTGCTCTCCTGGTTTGAGGAGTGCGTGACATTCTCTGTATTCCCATTGATAGATGTTTCCTTCTTTTGTTTGTTTGTATCTTCTACCACAATATATGTTTCCTTCCTTGTCTGAATATGTAATGTTATTTAAACTCTTACATCCTACTTGTTGTTTGCATTTAGTATCTGGTGGTGGTGGTATATCAAAGTTGTGGTTAGGGTATCTCTCCTGTAACTTAGCTTTAAGTTTGTCCACATTAATTGATATACCATCATCTATAGCCACTCTGTTGGTAAATCTTCGTTACCAATCCACCATCCTTTACCACAACCACCTGCGTTGTTGTAGTTAGAACATGCAAAGTCTGGAATCTTACCAAACTTATCTGGGTCACTTGCTTTTTTCTCCCTGTTGTCTTCTATTGCACAAGTCTTAGTGTCACAATTAGGATGTATCTTAACTGATAAATCTTTTACTCCACCAAACACTTCTTCTACTAACTCTTTGTCTGTTGTATTAGTGTTAAGTCTAGGTTTATAACCAGTAGCTAATTGCATATCAAACATATCTTCTGCTCTAGTCATAAAAACATCCATGTTTTCTTTGGTCCAAGACTTTATGTCTTTGTCTGCTAATCCATTACTTACTAATTCATTGTATGCTTTAGCTTTTATTTCTTGTCGCAGTGCTTCATCTGGAATCATAGCTTCAAGTAATTGATTCAGTTGCTTACCAACATCACCAGTTGTGTTTGTAGGTTCAGCTACCATCTCATCAACTACCTTGTTCATAGCTGCTTGTTCTTGTTTAGTAGGTTTCTTAACTGGTTTCTTCTCTACTTGGACCTTAGACATCTCTTCTCTGCTAGGTCTAGCTTTGTCAGAACCTTGATACTTCCAGTTAGCTAATGCACGACCAATAGCCGAGGTTTCACAATTCTCCATCCAGGCATCTGCGTTAGCAAATCCACCTTGTCCTTTAGTTTCTTGTGCTATACCTGTAGCTACTGGTCTTGCATCTTGCTCATTTTTAAATACTTCTGCTCTAATAGTGACACAAGTTCCATCTTCGGTAATGTGTGCTATCTCTGTATTAATTCTTGCATCTGGATTTTCTTTCCAGAACTTCTTTAATCTATCTTCAACAGTTTCATAATTATCTAAATTAAATTTAGCCATTAGTCTGTCCTCCTTTTTCAACATTGTATTTGTTTAGTACATCATAGATTCTCTGCCTTGTAAGGTTTAATAATTTACCTAGTTTAATAGCTGAAAATCCATGCTTGTAAGCATGTACAATTACTTCATCTCTTTGGTCAAGTAATTTATTTACTGCTTGTTTTTTGTTTTGTATTTCTATTGTAAGTGTTGCTAATGATTCCTCTATCTGTTCTACTGGTATAGTATCAACATCCATCTGGATTCCATTAACAAATCTAACACCATCAATTATTTGAAATGTCATAATATTCTCTCCTAAATTTATCTTCTTTATATAGTCTGTAATAATGGTTCGTATAGTCTGCTAACCATCCTGCTATTGTCCAAGCACCTATTATATAAACAGGCAGTGACAGTAAAAGTAAAATTAATAAACCATCCATTTACTCCTCCTCTTCTTTTGTAGATAACTGTTCTGCTATCTTCATTGTATTTTCGTTATGGTCCTGGACAAATTCATCCAGAAGTTCTGCTAATCGCTTCGTGTTTAGTGAAGTCAATACAATAGATTTCTCTACCTTTTGTCCTCCACATGCGTTAGCTAATTTAATTGCCCATGTCTTAATTGATTTAGGGTCATCAAATATATTAGGCATTTACTTCACCTCTCTTAAATGTTTTATGTCGCTAGGAATACTGCTATCGTTTAAGTTCCAGTATTGAATACAAAAACAATTTACACAACCTAGCTCTTGGTCCAGGTCCTCCTTGCATGTCTTACATATATCCTTGATTATTACATCAGGCATTACTTCCTCCTCTTTGTCTTAATACAAACAAACTGCTCTCACCTATGTTGCTATCCATATCAACCCAGGTAAAAGTTAATGAATAGTCTGCTTGTTTATTTATATACTTTGCTAACCAGAACATTAATTTAGGTATGTTGTACCACTTGATAAATGTATCGTATGGCAAACCATAATTAATATCTGTTCTAATTATCCACCAATATTTACTCGTAATGTAATCTTCGTGCATTACTTCCTCCTCTTTTATTCTTTTGTTTGTTTATTTAATTAGTGGCAGTTTCTATTTCAACTAACTTGACTAGAAACATGCTACCAAAATCTTTGAGTTCTCTAACCTTACACTTTGCATCATGTTCGTTATCAAACTCCCAGGTCATCCTGCCACCATACATGCTGACAGATTGCACTTGGTATATCATAGCGTTCTCCTATGTAATCCTTACTTTAATGCTACTACTTTGTCCTCCTTATGCAAACTTCATTTTACTTATTTTATTTACATACACACCTATTAATTGAATGTCTGCAACCAGTGTGAACTCTTTTATGGGCTACAGTATCGGCAACAATATCTTTACATAACTTGCAATATTTATATTTAACTTTGTTCATATCTATTTTATGGATATTTAATTTAAAATCTTCCACCATTATTTTTCGCAAGGAGTTGTCCTGGCTATTCAAACAGTACAAATTTACAGATTTAGCATAAAAAAATGGTCTAGGTCTGGATTAGCATAAAGAGAGTTCCAGACCTTAGACCATTCACTAAGGGGGATGTATTAAGTTTCTAGTGTTAGTTCCTCTGTTTTACCTTCTTCGGTTACTGTAATTGTATAGTTATAGTTCTCCAGATTTTTCCAGTTCTCTTTAACTATTTCTTTAAAAGTTTCATCACTTCTATTATCTAAAACAACTTCCTTAAAAGGTCTGTTATCTATATCAATTTTATAAATAACCATTTAGCTAACCTCCTCTTTGTATTTACCTAAAAATACTCTTATCTTTAAGTCACTGGACCAGTTCCAATCGGCAAAAATACCATGCTTATTAAGAACCTTAATGAGTTCTAAATAATTACTGTGGCTTGTTCCTCTATGCTGCAGATAGATATATTCACCACCATGTTGTTCTCTACCAGACCAATATTGAGAATCTTTGTTTTCTCTTAGACTGGCTCTGAATGAATCTAAGTCCTGGACATTGTAAGTAACTGCGTTCTCTCTGCCATCAAATTGAGGACTTCCGAAAATGCAACTGCCACAACAATTATAACTGACATCTTTTGGACCTAGTGCAGTCCATTCAGTTCTTGTATTTAACTCATTAAATGCTTTGTCCAGTGCAGTTAATAGGTTCTTTTTTCTTGTGTGCTTACTAGCATCAATATTATTTTTTACTTTGTTTAATGTTTCCATTTATTTCTCCTCTTAGTTTGTATTGAGTCCTAAGACTCCTAGAGGATTCCAGGATGGGAGTTACTTTAATCTTAATCGCAAGGCGAATATAACCCATGCTAAAATCCTCCGAGAGTGTTAGAAAAATTCAGTTCTGTTTATGTTGTAACCTCCATTAGCTCCTCCACGAACATCAACTTTATCAATCTTTGCTCTTTTAAGAAATCCACCTAAATCAAATTCTCCTAATTCACAAGAAAATGATTTACCAATTCCATAGTGTTCTTTTACCCAGGCTTGATGCTTCCTTGTAGTCATAGAATAAAACTCATTACATAAAATTACTTTAGTTTGGTTTATGAAATCAGTTCTTCCATTCTCCACATCTACCACATAAGCGATAGGAGTATTATAAGACACGATTAAATCGTATCTAGTGCCTTCCATTCTTTTAAGTGACCCAGTGGAGTTCAGTTTGCGAACTGCCTGGACCTCATTAGTTTCTGGCATACTTGTTTTAGGTTCTTTGTATATTGTCTTCATTTATTTCTCCTTATGTTTGTTTGTAATATCCACATTACTACCTCCAGGATTTATGCAAGGTATTTCTTTTATTTTTTTTTAGTCAAGGATTATTGGATTGATATTTAAACCTTATACCTATCTCCAGTTATTTATAAAAAAGGTACACTCCCCTTAACATACTATATATTGTGGCACTATATGTAGTGTATAGTCCTACAGAATACACTATATCTTGTACCACTATATGTTGTATATACTGGTTATTGAATTGGGGGAGGTTTAATCTGGGGGTGCAACAACTTCGTTGTTAGTCCTCTTAGAATATGCTGTTAAAGGGGTACTATATATAGTGGTACTACATCTTGTGGGTACCATTATTAGAGGTAATTGGCTAGTAAAGAGTAACATTTATAGTGATTTGTCAAAATAACTATAAATATAAAGATTGATGGTGCTAACCCTGTGTCACTCCCTCCCAAAAACCAGAATGAACTAAAATTAGTAACATTTAACAATGTGAAGTAATGGGCTTTAACCCCAGTTATCATGGTCCTGCTAATCCACTTTATTGTTGTTTTGGTCAAGATTCCTTTTCTAAAAGCAGGAAGAAATCTTTGCTTGTGTGTTTACTATAACAGGTTTTATTTTTAGTGGTAGTATTTAAGTACAGGGTTTTTGTAATAGTAGGAGTTTCCTCCTTTCGCCTACGAGCAGTCACACAGAAACCCTGTAGATTTGTTTGATTAGTATAACAATCTGCTATACTAAATGTACAAGAAAGGCATGAAGTCTTTATCTAACCTTCTGGTTACTTAGACAATATTCATAGCCCTCCTTTCTTTGTTTGTATAGTACGACCCTCCTGCGAAGGAGGGTTTACTATAATCAGTAGTATGAATATACATGTACAAGACTGTGATGAATGTTGGAATCCTTACTGGGAAGATGAACTAGTCAATGGACTGTGTTCTGAATGCTGCACTGATAAAGAGTATGCAGGTAACCCTAATTGGGCAGGGGATGATTAAAAAAAAAATTTTTTTTGCACCTAGTGCAAGGGCAGCACTACACTATACCTACCTAGGAAAGTCTTAGGTTGGTTGTATGGGGATATGACCAGTATGTAAAATAAATATCTACATACGAATTGAAAAAGAAAATGCTTGAAATCATATAGACAAAAGTGTGTGTTGGTTAGAGTAATTTCATTTTCTTTCATAACAGTTTGGACACTGTATATAGCAAGACTCCACTTCGGTGGAGTTTTGTGTTATAGTGATGTTATGTATATGAAAAAGAAAAAGAAAAAAACAATTAAAGGGCGTAGAAAAAAGAAGGGTTACTAATGCCTTACAAAGACTACTCCCCTAAACAAAAAAAATTAGCTGCTGTTGCACCACCTTTTAATAAGATAACTGCAGCAGATTTAAAAAAGCTAAGAGATAGTAAACGCAGAAAAAAACTCTAATGGCAACATACCAGGGTAAAACAGTCACACTTAATAAACCTTCTAGGATTAGTAAAGGTGAACCTGGTTATGGTCGTAAGAAGTTTAAGGTCTATGTCAAAGATGGTGACAAAGTTAAAAAGGTTATGTTTGGTGACCCTAACATGGAGATACGCAAAGATAACGCTGCAGCTAGAAAATCATTTAGGGCTAGACATAAATGCGATACAGCAACAGACAAAACATCTGCAAGATATTGGTCTTGCAAGATGTGGTAAGGAGTTAATATGCCACATGGTTCAGGTAAAAATAGTTTAGTTGGAAATATCCATAGAAGAAAAAAAGCAGGTACTTCTAGGTCTAAGAAAAAATCAACTATATCTAAAAAAGCATACGCTGAAATGAAGCGTGGGTGGAAACCTAAAAAATGAAAGTTAAAGGTGTAGATGTTTCTAAGTTGACCAAGAGTCAACAGAATGCTATGAAAAAACATAGTAAACATCATACAAAAAAACACATGCAGTACATGTACAACTCTATGCGTAGAGGTACTAGCTTTAACAAAGCACATGTAAATGCACAAAAAAAAGTTGGTAAATAATGGCTAAAAAAGTAAGTTGGATGTGGGGTGGCAAAAGATATTATGGAACTCTTATTAGAGAAACTAAAACTCATAAATTTGCTAGAACACACAATGGCAAAATTAAAAAAATAAAGAAATAGTTTTGATAGATATACCATGTCCTAAGTGTGGGGTGGTATTAAGACCAAAGGATAATATGAAGTGTAAAAACAAAAAATGTGATGGCTATGGCAAATAAATTTTGTTACGCAGCAGGATGTCACAGACCACTTCCTAAAGGCAAAAGAAAATATTGTAGTGACAGATGTTACAACAGAATCTCTATGCAAAAAAAACGAGCTAAGAAAAAAGGCATAGAGTGGTCACAAGAAGATGATGTACTTGAAATACCTAGCAAAAAAAATGTACAAGCTAGAAGAGGTAAAGTATATACAGATATAAAAGAATCTGGTTTAGCTGAAGAAATATTAAAAGGCAAGAACACTGTATCGGATGTAGCAAAAATATTAGAAACCTCTATTGCTGCAGTGTCTATGGCATACAACGCATACATAGAAGATTTAGAAAACGAAGTTGCACAAAAAGATTGGGAACTACCACAGGTAGCAGAAAAATCATTACAAGACTTTAGAGATTTTAGAGATAGATATTTCCAAACAGAAAAGGGTGAACCATACGAAACTCCAGAGTTTCACATTAAGTGGATTAATTCTATTTTAGATGCTATAGAACATGGTGAGCAACAGATGATACTGTCACCTCCACGACATGGTAAAACAGATTTGTTAATACATTTTGCAGTGTGGCTTATATGCACAAAACCTAACATTCGTATTTTATGGGTAGGTGGTAACGAAGAGATTGCAAAGAATGCAGTTAGTTCTGTACTTGACCAATTAGAGAGTAACGAATTATTAATAGAAGAGATTTGTGGTCCTGGACCTAAATTTAAACCTAGTACAAGAACAGGTAAGTCTTGGTCACAGAATGGTTTTACTGTAGGTACTAGAACAGTTACAGGTATTAAGTCACCGACAATGGTTGGTATTGGTCGTGGTGGTAAGATACTATCTCGTGACTGTGACTTAATTATTGCAGATGACATTGAGGACCATACTTCTACTATGCAACCTGCATCAAGAGAAAACACAAGAAGTTGGTGGACAACAACATTGTCAAGTCGTAAAGAGGAACATACAGCTATGGTGGTTATTGGTTCTAGGCAACACTATGATGACTTGTACTCGCATTTACTAGATAACGAATCTTGGAAAACTATTGTAGAAGAAGCACACGATACAGCTTGTATTTTACCTGACTGGAACGAAGATGAACATGTAGATTGTATGTTATGGTCTGGTAAAAGAACTTACAAGTGGCTTATGGATAGAAAACGAGCTGCAGAAACTACAGGTGGTAGAGCAATATACGAAATGGTATATCTTAATGTAGCTATGCCAGATGGTTTATCGTTATTTGACAGGGTAGAGATAGAAGAGTGTCGTGACCAAAAGCGTGACATAGGACACATACCACATGGTACAAGACTTATTGCAGGATTAGACCCTGCATCTACAGGTTATCAAGCTGCATTTTTGTGGGCATACGAACCTATAGAAAATAAATTACACATGGTAGATATGAACAACAATTTAGGTGGTGGTATTCCACAAGCATTAGAGATAATGAAGGAATGGTGGATGAAGTACAACTTATCACACTGGGTTATAGAAGAAAATGGTTTTCAGAAAGCAATAAGACAAGACAGAAGTATTAGAGAGTTTGCATCAGGTCATGGTATATTTTTAGAGGGTCACGAAACATATAAAAATAAATTTGACCCTATGTATGGTGTTACAGCTATGCGACCAATGTTTCAGGAACAAAATATTTCTTTGCCATATCTTAGCTTTGAAGCACAAGAGAAGGTAAACTTATATACAAGTCAGTTAGTGTATTTTAGTTCTGCAAAGAACAAAAGCAAAAGCGTAGGTACAAAGACTGACATAGTTATGGCTAGTTGGTTTCCAATGAGAGCCATAAGAAGAATGCAGAAGGAACGCTTTGCAGAGTTAGGATATGAATATAATCCTAGCTTTGAAGGGTACGAACCTAGTAGTATGGATTTAGATAATTGGAGTTAAATGCCTTTAGATAGCAAAAAGTTATACGACAAGATAGATTACCTAAGAGTAATTAATCAAGAACAAATGATTGATAGGTCTAGGATTCGTGACATTATGAATGGTGGTGAAGCTGCAGTAAAAGCACTTCTTGGTAATTCAGTTAATGTAGAATATCACGAACTACCTGCACCTAATTTATTTTTAACAGCACTAGAAAGATTTGCACAAAAATTAGGTAGAAGCCCTGATTTAAAAGTTGATATTATAAACGAAAAAGATAGCGAAAGAGCTAGAAAAAAATCAGAAAAGGTAGAAAGGATAGTTACTTCTTATGACAAGTTTCAAAAATTACACATGCAATTACCACAAGCTGCAAGATGGTTACCTGGTTATGGATTTATAGTATGGACTATAGGACATAAAAGAGATAAAGATGGTAACCCTTATCCTTATGCTGAACTACAAGACCCATTTAGTTGTTACCCTGGAGTATTTGGTAATGACCAACAACCAAAAGAATTAGCAATAATTCGTAGAGTGCCACACACAATATTGGCAGAACAATACCCAGAAGCCAAACAATATATATTTCAACAAGAAGAAAATGATGATGGTTTCCAAAACCCATATTCTGCATTACTAGATAGTACAGATAGAGCAGGAGGATGGGCTAACTCTACAGGACATGGAAAAGTTGTAGTTGAGTATAGAGATGAGGAAGGAACTTATGTATTCCTACCAGAAAACAAAAAGATAATAGATTTTATGCCAAATGTATTAAAGTCAGGACCTTGTTTTGTTATAGCTAAAAGATATGCGTTTGACCAAATGCAATCACAGTTTCAACACATTACAGGTCTTATGGCAAATATGGCAAAGATTAACATACTTGGAACTATTGCTATGGAAGATGCAGTGTTTACAGAAACAAATATTGTTGGAGAGATAGAATCAGGAAAATATAGAAAAGGCAGATTTGCTGTTAACTATTTAACACCTGGTTCGCAAGTGTCTAAGCCAGTCAACAATCTACCATACCAGTTATTTCAACAAGTAGATAGACTTGAACGACACTTGCGACTTGGTGCAGCTTATCCAGTATCGGATGATGGACAATCCCCTAACGCATTTGTTACAGGTAGAGGATTAGAAGAATTAGGACAATCTGCATCACTGCATGTAAGAGAATATCAAACAGTTTTGAAAGAAGCATTACAAGAATTAGATGCTAAAAGATTAGAATATGATGAGATAATGTTTCCTAACAAGCGTAAACCTATTGCAGGTAGGCACAAGGGAACTGCGTACAAAGAATCTTATACACCTACATCTGACATATCAGAAGTTTACGAAACAAGAAGAGTCTATGGCGTAATGGCAGGATTTGATGAGCCACAAAAAATAATTACAGGGTTGCAATTAAAACAACAGGGCATCATTGATACACAGACATTACAAGAGAACATGGATGGATTAGATAACATTACTAAGATACAACAACGCATATCTGCAGAAAAAGCAGAGTCAGTATTGTTTGAATCATTGATGGCACAAGCTGCACAAGGTAATCCAAAAGCAACTATGGCAGCTATAGAGATTAGAAAAAATCCACAAAAGATGTCAGAAATACTAGATAAATTTTATACACCAGAAGGAGAAGAACCATCACCAGAGGAACTTGCATTACTAGGACAACAACAAGCACAACCACAAGGTTTAGGTCTTGGTCAAAGTCCAGTAGGTATAGAACAAGTGCTAGGTGCATTAGGACAACAACCACAACAAGCAGGTGCGTAATGCCAGAGAGTGAAGTAAACGCAAAGTTTTTTGACATGATAAATCAGGAAGATTGGGGTGAACCTGATTATGAACAAGATGACCCAACAATCTACAGAGATTTAATTGCACAAGGTGATGTACCTATTGGCAATATGATTTTTCCTACACCGATACCTGGTGTGTGGATTAGTATAAGTATGGGATTTGAGATAGAAGGACCTGATAATGCCTAGAGGAAGAAAACCAAGTAAGTTAACACAAGCTACAGACATGGTTCCAGATAGTGCGTACTATGATGTGTATGCACCACCAAGAGCAGAAGGTGACCCAACAGGGCAAACAGGTGCATTGGAAGCACAAACTGCTGCAGTAGCACCAGTTGACCAAGAAGCTGCATTAACAGCAGGTCCTGCAAATGTTGGTAGGTTACCACAACCTATGAATCTTGCTGCACCTACAACTAAACAATTTGAACCAAATACTGCAGGTATTCCTGTAGGTCCTGGAAGTAATGGTCCTAGAGTTATTGCTACAAATACACTACAAAACTTTTTGACTGTAGCTAAAGAAATAACACAAGACCCAATATTTGATGAGTTACTTGCAGAAGATGTAGTGCCAGAACCAACATTAGGCAAAGACCCACAGGATTATTTTGGTATTGCATGAGAGATTACAGACAGATACTGTTTGGTCCTCCAGAACTAGATAGTTATTTAGCAGACAACACAAAAGCTAATTTAAAAGAAATAGAGTTTTTTAGAAACACTATGACACCTGAAGTTGCTCAAAGAGCAGCAGATATATCAAGAGCATATCCAAACATGGATAAAAAATTAGTTATGTATGGTTCTATGTTAGGTATAGATGCTGATTCTGATTTAGCATTACAACTTGCAGGTAGGCAAAACAGTGTAGAAATTAAAAACAATCAAAAAGCTATAGCTAAAGTAAGCAAAGGTAAAAGAGCATCACAATTAGGTTTGTTAATGTTAGATTTAGGATTCCAACCTTTATCAAGAAACTTTAAATCTTCTATTGTTGCTGCAGACCAAACAGGATATAACCAAGTACAAGCAGTAGCTGCTAACACATTTTTAGGTGGTTTAGCAGGTGCTGCTAGTTGGTTACCAGGAGTAGATGGTGACAAAGCAGCAGATAGAATGCGTAAATCTATATTTGGACAAAAGTTTGCAGATGTATATAAAGATACAAAAGATGCTTATGGTCCTACAGAATTTAATTTAGCAGTTGACCAGTTACGACAAGGTAAACCACTTAACTTAGGTAAAGGATATTTTCCTGCATCTACACCAATAGAAGAAACACAAGGTTTTAAAGATTTGCGTAGGTCAGGATTATCAAGAGAAGATGCGTATAGAGAAGCAGAAGAAATTTATGGTGTACCTATAACAGAACGATATGAAGAATTAGAAAATCAATTTAAAACAGAAACTAGAAAAGCAGGACAAGTTGATATATCACCAGGTCGTGTTGTCGCAGGACAATTTTTTACAAAAGAAGATTTTGGTTACGCAATAGGTTCTGCAGTATTAGATGGTGCATTTAGGGTATTAGGTGACCCAACAAACTATGCATTAGGTTATTTATCTGGTGCAAAACTTGGACTTCGTAGTTTAGTTGATGAAGGTATGCAACAAGCATTTAAAACTGTAAAAGTTGGTGATGATGTTAAAAACATACCATTAATAAATCAATTTATTAAAACAATTAAAGGTGGCACTATAGAAGTAGGTGGTGTTAAAAGAGAGATTACTAGAAAAGAAGCTAGAAAACTTATGTTTGGTAGAACTGCATCACAAGTTTTGGAATCTAAAAGAGGTGACAAACTACTTGATGCTTTTGTAGCTAATAAAGATTTATCAATACTTATGGATATGCCAGGATTAAATCAAGCACCTGTAGAGTTATTAAGATTACTTACAAGAATAGATGACAAAAACTTTATGAAAACAGTTTTAGAATCTGTAATGCAGAATGGTAACTTATCTGGAGTAGATGACATATTGGCATTTAAGTATGGTGTTACTGATGATGTTGTAAGAGCTATACAAGAAGGTAAACAACTAGCTTTACCTATACAACCAAACTTGTTAGGTGAAGCATCAAACATAGTTGCAAAAAAACTATTAGGTAAAAATACAGATATTGGTTTAATTAGAAGAGCAAAAGCTGCATTTACACCTAATGCTGCAGATAATTTATTTACAGGCATTATTGGTGTAGGTGGAGATTTGCGTATGTCATTACCAAAGAGAATGACAAGATATTTTGATTTAGCACCTGGTCGTACATTAACTATGAAGAATGTAGGTGAAAGTGCTAGAAACTTAGATGGCATTATGAAGTCTGCAAGATTTAGTAGAGAACTTAGAAATAAGTACATGGATGAAATGCTTGATACAGATAAAACTGGAGATATGTTAGAAGTTGTTAGAAATGTATATGCAGACATACAAGAAAAAATAGTAGAACGAAATCCTGACCTTGCAGATTTTAGAGAAGAAATAAAAGAAACAATGGATTTCTTAGCTAACGAATCTGACTTAAAAAGATACATGACTACTGAAGATGGTAAACAATTAGCATATCCAGGAGTTAAATTTAAAATACGAACAAAAACAAAAAACAAATATGGCAAAGAAGAAATGGTATGGGAAGCTACACCTACTGCACAAATGATTTCAGAGTATGTAGATAATTACATACCACTTGTAGATTATGCAGAACTAGAAAGATTTTTTCCATTGTGGAGAAGTATTGCAGGTACAAAAAAATCTGCTAAACGACAATTTATAGAAGGTTCTACAGAAGAAGTTACTGAACGCATGATGAAGCGTATGGGTTTTAAAAGAAAATTAAAAGCAGACCCTAGAACAGGAAGAATGACACCAGGAGGTCAAACAACATTAGGTATGTTATACGAAGATGTATTACTACAAAGAGTATTAAAACCAGTATGGATGTTAAGACCTGCACTTATTACCAGAGTTATACCAGAAGAAGCACTAAGAATTATATTTAGTGGTTCAAGAATAGGTCTTAATCACCCTTTGCAATATTATGCAGTTAAGTTAGCAGGTGGACAAACACTAGAAATGCAAAACGCCTATGGTGATGTGTTGTGGGGAACAAGAATTAAAAAAAGTGAAAGAGCATTAATAGAAGAAATATTAGGACCAGAGTTTGTAAAAGCTGCATCTATAGAATATCCACAAATAGAGAGAATACTTAAACACATAAAGATAGGTGTTAATGAGTATGGTATGGCATCTGATGATTATGTATCTTGGGTACTAGCAGGTAATGATGGTAGAGATTATATATTTAGAGAACTTAATTTAGAACCTGTTAAAAAATTAAAAGTATCAACAGGACTGTTAAAAGAATCTACAACAGATGGTGACAGTATTGCTAAAGCTATTGCCAACAATTCTGATGGTGGTTCTATAGACATGAAAACAGGTCAACTTAATCCACCACAATTTGGTGCTGTAAGTCCATACAAAAACTTAGGTGTAGATTTTGATTTAGGTAAATTAGCAGAAGCATTAGGTAAAGATACTACATCTAATTTAGAAGAGTTGTTAGAACCATTATTAATTAACTTTCTTAAAGAAGATGCACAAGCACCACTGCGACAAAAGTATTTACAAAAACAAAACCATGTACTTGGATGGTGGGTAGATAAAGTAGATAACAGATTGTATTTAGATGTATCTGTATATCTTGACCCATTAACTGAAGTTACGCCAAAGAATATAGAAAAAGCATTAGTTGGTTTATCTATGTTAGGAATAAAAGGTAAACAGCTATCTGCATATATACCTGATGAAACTGTAGGTAAAGTATTTCTTGCAAACTTATTAGATTCTGATGATTTAAAAATGTGGAAAAAAGCTATAGATACAGATGACAACTTATTGTGGTTTGTAAATAAAAATGCACCTAACAAAGATAAATTAAGGGATGCAGCTACACAAGATTTAGTTACTAGACAAGCAGTAATGGAAGCATTGTTTGATACAAACTTTGATGTAGCAAAAGTAATTAAAAGAAAAAAACGAGGTATAGCTAATGTTGCACCAGATGGTAGTTGGTTACCATTATCAGAGTCTTATTTACAAGCTATGTCAAGAAAAGCATTAAATGAATTTTTTGAACCAGTAAAAGCTAACCCATTAGATGGTGCGTATGTAGGTTATGATAAAATAGTAAATGGTGAATTACAAGCTGACTATACACGAAACTGGATTCATCAATTAATACTACTTGCTAAAAACCCTATTACGCAGAGATTAATAAATGATGGTATAGATAGCACCATGGAGTGGTTGCTTAAATCTTATGATGGCAAAGATGTTATGCGTAAACTTGTTAAAGAAGCAGACCTTAGAGGTAGAGCAGCAAAAGAACAATTAGAAAATCCTGTGGCATTAAGAAATAATTTAGAAGCATTAGGTTATAGAATATCAAGACACATTGGTGGTAAACACAGTATTAAAGACCCATTAACTGGTTCTCCTCGTTCAGAAGATTGGGCTACACAAATAAGATTTCAAAATGACACTATGGTATATCCATTGTACGAATATGGATTTGAAGGGTCATCTAGTGCAGCACTTAATTTTTTAAAAAATGGTGGATTTGTAGATGGCACAGATTGGTTAGAATCTTGGACTTTAGCTACACAAGGTAGTGGTATGCGTACAATACAAGGACAAACAACTAAGTATTACAAAAATTTATGGAAATTGTTTAGAAAAGATGTCAATGTATTACCAGATAAAGTAAATGGTGCTTATCTATCACTAAATAATAAATTTACATCAAAAGGTGGTTTAGATGCTGCTGCAGCAAGAATGGACACATACTTAGAAAAACTTTATACTGCATTTCTTACAGGTCCATCTGATATTGCTAATCGTGACCCATTAATGAGATGGAGTATATACGAAAATGGTATAGATGCTATAAAAACAATGGATGAGAAAACTGCAAAAGATTTTCTTAAAGGTGCAGAACAATCACTTCGTGGTAGTAATTTTGGTGAAAAAGTATTACAAGAGATAGTAGATGAAATAAACACATACAAAGAAATAGGTTTTGGAAATGAAATAACAAATATGGAACAGCTTATGCTTATATTAGAAAAGAAAGCTGCAACAACAGTTATGGATTTACTGTATTCTACTAAGTCAAGACATCAGTTTTCTGATGCTTTATCATCTTATGTGCCATTCCCAGAGATTGGTGTTGAGGTGTATAAATCATGGGGTAAGTTGTTTGGTACTGCACCACAGAAATTTAACAGAACAAGAATAGCATTTGATGCAGGTGATGAAGGTAAACCATGGGATGCAGAAATGGGATTCTTTTTTAAAGACCCTGTTACAGGTAAGCGTATGTTTAGCTATCCAGACCCATTTGGTGTTATACAGAAAAACTTTTTTGGTGAGGATTTAAGAGAACAAGGTGTACGAGTTAGACCTGCAGGATTTTTGTCTGCACTTAACTTAGTAACAGCTAATGGTTTCTTACCTGGTGTAGGACCAAGAGAAGTATGGGCATTAGAGTTTTTTGAAGATATAGTAACAGCATTACCTAAAGCAATATCTAAAGGTATATTAGGAGATTTTAGAACAGATGTTCGTGACCCATATTCTATTATTGCAGAGTTAGTACCTTCATACGCAGAAAAGTTTTTAACATCAGAATACTTTGGCAACAACTCTGTAGATAAATTAGATGCACAATACGCTAGTTCTGTAATAGATACATTGTCTGCTATGTATGCAAAAGGATTGTTAGAACCTACAGATACAGGTATAGCAGCAAAACAAAGAGAAGAATTTAAAGATGCTGCAAATAATCAATGGCTTATTAGAGGATTAGTACAAGCTACACAACCTACAGGTTTACAACCAAGAATAGAATTACAAGATAAAAATGGTCAATGGTGGTTTGTACAGTCATTAATGGATGAGTATAGAAATATGCTAGAAATAAATGAATATGATTATGCACAAACTACATCAGAGTTTATTGATAGATTTGGTATAAACCCTATACCTTATACTGTTCCTAAAAGAAAACCATCTGTTAGAACACCATACACAGAATCAGCAGTAGAGTTTTGGACACAAAAAGAAAACAGAAAAATTATGGAAACTCATCCACGAACTGCATATTTTATTAGACCAGATACTGTAGATGATGACTGGGTATGGTCAGCAGATTTTAACGCACTAAGAGATTACTACACAGAAGATGAATGGGATTTATTAGCAAGACAGACAATGTTAGAGAGAGAATTGCAATTAGAAAAAGAACGATTGCAAGAGATTGCTGATAGAAGCGATACAGATAACTACACAAACAAATGGGTAAATGGTAACTATGCACTAAAAAGAAGAGAGTTAGAAGCATCTTATGGTATAAAAGCATGGGCTTCTTTAGGTATGGGTGAGATAAAAGCAGACCCATCATTAGATATTATGGAATTACAAACATGGAAAGATGATAAAACACTTAGACAATCACCAGAGTTTGTGCCACTTAACAAATACTTACAGTTAAGAGAACAAGCAGAGAATGTATTACTTAATGGTGGTGAATTTGGTGGTGCTAGATTTTTACCTGCAGACCCACCAACAATATCACCACTTACAGGTAGTACAGAAAGAGCAGCAGTAGTTAGAGATATACTGTTAGAAGAAGGTAAGAAACTTATAGAGGAATATTCTGATACATTTTTTAATCAAATATTTTATGGTATTCTGTTCTATGAGGTTGACAATCTTAGATACATGGGAGAAGAATGATAATAGATGTAGATAGTTATGAAGTAAACCCTATAGATTACAGAGGTTACCAAAATAACAAAGCAGGATTCGTACAATCATTACTAAGTAATAACTTTATACCTTATGCACAAGAAGTAGGTAGAGAATTACTAGGTGAAAGAACACAAGATAATGCAATAGGATTATTTTCTATACAAGATTTATTTAATATACCAGGTGTAAACGAATTACCATCTGTTATATATTTTCAACAACTTAATAAAGGTGATGCTGATTTAGTAGAGGTGAGGACACAGTTAGCACAACTACAGCAAGATTTAAAAAATAGATATGGTGATACAGAAATACAATATAACGAAGAAGTTATAAAGTTTTTTGGTGATGTACCTACAGATGTTAACGATATTACAGGTAATGTAAAAGATAGATTTAACTTAAATGTAGAGAGTGATGTAAACTTCGGTGACCAGATACAAGTAACTCTTAGTGATGAGTCAATCAATTCATTTGGACTTACACAACCAGAGGAAACATTTCCTTATGATGAAACAGCTACTGGTGTTGCAGGGTTAAGTAATGTACTTACATTAGGTGGTAACTACTACAACAAAGATGGTCAATACACTGATAGAGAAGGTAATG